AAAAATCAAATTATTTGGGGTGGTAATTATTTTACGGATAAATTAAAACCTACAAGGTGCTATGTTTTTTGGGATAAAGGAATAAACGGAGACTGTGATTTTGCTGATGGCGAGTTAGCTTGGTGTAGTTTTGATAAAGTATTAAGAATTGCACCAATTAGATATAAAGGTTTTTTAGGTGCAGACAAAGTTAGAATACACCCCACTCAAAAACCTGTAAAGTTGTATGAATGGCTTTTAATAAAATACGCAAATGAAGGAGATAAAATACTTGATACACATCTCGGAAGTGGAAGCATTTCGATAGCTTGCCATAACTTAGGATATGATTTAACTGCTTGTGAATTAGACAAAGATTATTATAATGCAGCAATGAAAAGACTAAAACAACATCAATCACAAATGAGAATGTTTTAAATTTATATCAGAAAAAAAAAATAGAAAAAAATGAAAGAATTTGTTGAGGTCGGGATTCATCCCATTGGTAATTCGGACAACCAAAAATTAAAATGCCCGAAATGTTCAGAAAGTCGTAAAAATAAAAATGATCGCCCATTATCAATTTCATTATCAAAGGGATTGTATAATTGTCATAATTGCGGTTGGTCAGGGAATGTAAAATTCAAAGCAAAAAAGGATTTTATAAAACCTATTGAAACTATTTTGCCATTATCAGAAAAGGTGATCAGTTACTTTGAATCAAGGCGGATAAGTAAACCAACTTTGGACAATTGGAAAATATCAGAATCAATTCAATTTTTTCCATCAGCAAATAAAAAAATGACTGCGATAAATTTCAACTATTATCGTGATGGCCAATTGACAAATATTAAATAAAGATCAGCCGGAAAGGATTTTAAAATGATATCAGGGGCAGAACTTATTTTTTATGGATTGGACAAAATCAAAGATTTAAAAACAATTTACATCGTGGAAGGCGAAATGGATGCTTTGTCTGTTCACGAAGCGGGTATTTTTTCGGTTTGTTCAGTTCCAAATGGAGCTTCAAAAGGAAATCAAAGGTTGGAATATCTTGATAATTGTTGGAAAAACTTTTTAGGAAAAGATATAATACTTTGTACAGATACAGATGAAGCGGGTTTATCGTTAAGAAATGAACTTGCAAGGAGATTTGGAAAGCATCGGTGTAAATACGTTGATTTTGGCGATTATAAAGATGCAAATGATATGCTTGTAAGCGAGGGTAAACAATTGCTCAAAGAATGTCTATTGAATCCCAAGAATTTCCCATTGGAAGGAATTGTGAATATAAATGATATATGGGATGATGTTTTGAATTTCAATGACAAGGGAATTACAAATTACGGAATCGGTTTTGGTTCATCTGATGAATATTTAAAAATTGCTCTGTCTGAATGGAGTTTAATAAGTGGAATCCCCAATTCCGGGAAATCGGATGTCGTTGATCAAATATGCTGCAATCTTGCACTTCAAAACGATTTTCGGATTGGGATGTTTGCCCCGGAGTCATTTCCATATGAGGGCCATATAAAAAGAATTGCAAATAAATTAAACGAAAAGAATTGTGATAACAATATTTTAAACGCTTCAAAGAATTTCATTGAGGAGCATTTTTACTTTGTCAAAATAGATTTGGAAAATCTTACTTTAAAATCCATTCTTGATAAATTCAGAGATTTAGTCCTACAAAAAGGAATTAATATTTGCGTTATTGATCCTTGGAATATGTTGGATCATACCGATCAAAAAGACCATTCATACATTGGGCGAATGTTATCAGAGATAACTCAATTTTGTCAGCAAACAAATACGCATTTATTTTTGGTTGCCCATCCCCGGAAGATGGAGCAAAACGAAAACGGATATAAAATACCGACTCCTTATGATATATCGGGAAGTGCAGATTTTTTCAACAAGGCCTACAATTGTTTGACAGTATTCCGGGAACTTGGTCAAGAAACACAATATCAATCAGATGCAGTTGCGATTCACGTTCAGAAGGTCAAAAGGAAGGAAAACGGAAAACAAGGAAAATTTTATACTGCACCCGATTTTATAAATGGTGGGGTTTATCGTTCTTTGGATATAATTCCGGATAAAAGAAAAAAAATATTAAATGATGAAGTTCCATTTTAATTATGCCAAAAGATAAAGAGCGTAAACGATTGGATCAATGGAAATTTGTTGACACAACTCCTGATCATTACAAAGCATTTTCTTGGTGCATTCAAAACGATATAAAAATTTATCCAAAGAAAACCAAAGAAGGATTTAAACTAATTTGTGTTAGAAATGGACAAGCGTTTCAATCAGGAATATCCTATAATGATATAGAAATACACCAAAAAATATGGGATTTTTACGCATATTTGCATAAAAAGTATAATAAATGCATAAAAAGGTAAATATTGCATCCATTAAACCGAATGACGAAAATCCTCGTTTCATTACAGATGCCAAGTTTAAAAAACTTATAAAATCAATCAAATCATTTCCGGAAATGTTGGAGGCAAGACCATTGGTCGTTGATGAAAATATGATGGTATTGGGTGGTAATATGCGATTAAAGGCGTTGAAGTCAGCGGGTATTTTTGAGGTTCCTATAAATCAAGTCTTGGGATGGACAGAAGAACAGAAAAAAGAATTTATAGTAAAAGACAATGTTGGATTTGGTGAATGGGATTGGGATATTTTAGCAAATCAATATGATCAGGAAGAATTGGTTGAATGGGGAATGGATTTACCTGAATTTCCAACAGAGGAAAATGAAGAAACAGAAGAAGAAAAAAATGAAGATTTAAAAATTTGTGAACATTGTGGTAAAGAATTGTAATTTTGCAAAATGGCGAATAAAAGACAAAATCCGACAAAGAAAAAAGCGATGATTCAAGCATTGGAGAAATCATTGGGGGTGGTTACAACTGCATCAAAGTTAGCCGGGATTCATCGTGATACGCATTACCAATGGATGAAAACAGATCCATTATATAAAACAGAAGTTGATAAAATTGATAATATCACTTTAGACTTTGCAGAATCGCAATTACATAAACAGATACAGGAGGGAAATACAACTGCAACAATATTCTTATTGAAAACCAAAGGTAAAAAGAGGGGATATATTGAAAGACAAGAAATTGATCATTCGGGTAAATTAGAAAACGAAATCGTTCAATGGCGAATAAATAAGGATGATAACAGTTGATTGCAACATTCAATTTGAGCATCTCTTAAATTCCAAAAAAAGGTTCAGAGTTCAACAGGGGGGAACGAGGTCGGGTAAAACTTATGCTATTTGCCAATATATTGCATATTTACTAAGATCATCAGAAAAGCCATTGACCATCTCCATTATTAGGAAAACATTACCCGCATTAAAAGGGTCAGTTCAAAGGGATATAATTCAAATATTAGAACATCTTGGAATGTATTACCAAGGGATTCACAATAAAGCCGAAAACACATTCAGATTTAAAAATCATTTATTGGAGTTCTTGTCAGTTGATGAACCACAAAAGATAAGGGGTAGAAAAAGGAATTTAGCTTTTTTAAATGAAGCAAACGAATTGACGATTGAGGATTTTCGTCAAATCAATATGCGGACAACAGATGGAATAATAATTGATTTTAATCCATCGGATCCGGTGCATTGGATATACGATGAAATAATCCCACGAGATGATTGTGATACTTGGATAACAACTTACAAGGACAACAAATTTTTATCTTCTGAATTAGTATTTGAGATTGAAAGAATGAGGGAACGTGATCCCGATTATTGGAGGGTTTATGGTGAAGGTCAAAAAGCGGTTTTTTCAGCAAGACAGATTTTTACAAATTGGAACTTTATTCCTAATGTTGATTTCCCGGATATGGAAGAAGCGATTGTTGGATTAGATTTCGGTTATTCAAACGACGAAGCTGCTGCAACTTTGATAAAAAAAGTAAATGACAAGATATATATTCACGAGATTTTGTATAAAAAAGGAATGACAAATGGCGATCTTTTTAAATACTTTGAATCGGAAGGAAAGGGAAATTTATTTTTTT